CTGCACTGGTATATTTCCGAGATCGCTTTTGTGGTCTAAAAAAGTAAAACACGAAGTGCTCAACATAGAATTCGAACGGCGTGACAGAGACAACATTGTAAATATGTATACGTTGAACTCTGACGCACCGGGGTATTCGCATAAATTGAGCGTATACATGCAGTGGGTGCATGCGTGTTTGAATCGAGTTAGCCTGGTGTGGGATGCTATTGATTGCATCGGTCCTTACAAATATTTCAGGCTTTATTTCAATCCCACGCAAATGATTCTGCCCTACAACATCAGGTCGGATGTGGACGATAAATATACGATTTTCCATCCTTTGAAGTATCTAACGAGGAGAGTCTACGTGTGGCAAGATGTGAGCAAGAAGCCGTTGATGCAGCTCATAGATTACTGCATGCGCATGAAAGCGGATTCCTTTGATCCGGCCAATTTGTATGCATATGCTGCTTCTATGAAGTACAAATTGGTTGTAGGTTCACGGACCATCCACCAACCTTGGAATGCAACGCCAAGAGAGATGAAATTTGCAGTGCTGTTTGCGATGTGCTACGCCACTTTGAACAGAGGAGAAGTATACACGGCTCTGACACAATTCATCAAGCTGAGTAAAGAAGGTTCCATTACCAGCTTTGGTTTTGCAGAAATGTTCGGCCGATTTACGGATTGGGTCACTTTGAAACATTCTCGGGATCTTAAGGCAAAGATGGAAGACATCCTTTTTAGTGAAAAGGAAAAGAAAGTGATGTACCGCTATGACCCGACTGCCAAAGCCTTCAAATTGATTCGTAAGGTATGTGGGGAAGAGTTTGTCTGCGAGTATCTGTTTAAACCACCTATTCATCCATTTCACGAAGTTGTGGAAGTTAAAGGTAGCGTGATTGAAACGAGAGAAGTTGCTGTTCGAGACAAAACAGAAGACAAAGAAAAGGAACGTTCTATGCATTACGTACCTGTTCCAGCGCTCCCTGAGAGTTCGGGAAAAGTTGCCACAGTGGAAAG